CCCTATACCAAAAGCTACAAATCACTTTCAGATCCGGAGTATATCGCCGCCAATCGAATAGCTCCCGCTCCTGCAGAGCCGACCCTGGCGCTCGGCGTAAACCCGGTTCAGGACGTTCAGACGTACTATGAGAATAGCTATGAAGCACTTGGCTTTAGTATGTTCAGCGACGAGTTATCGACACAGCAGAAAGCAATTGAGCAAGGTCGGGCAGTTGGTGCTGATCTTGTTGTCTACTACGAGCCAGTTTACCAGCGCACCAACACTCAAGCTGTACCGATATCGCTTCCCACTCAGCAAACTGTGACTAGTTATGGGCAAGCGACCGCTTACAATAACTATGGCGGATCAGCCACTGCATATGGCTCTTCGTATGGAACTGTTTCCGGGCAACAATGGACTGCGATTCAAGTTAGTCGGGATAGCTATTTTCAGACCGCCACGTACTACGTCAGGACCAACCAGCCCTTAGGACTGCATTTCCGCGCACCTACTACTGCGGAAGCTCAAGCTCTTGGCACACAGCGTGCTGTTGTTATTACCTCCATTGTGCGCGGATCTGCTGCCTACCAAGCGGATCTCCTTCCTGGAGATACAATTCTTAAAGCTGATAATATCTCCGTTGACCAAATTCCTAACGCTGCCGATTTTGTACGCGCGCGCCAGGGAAAGACTGTCGACGTCATGCTTATCCGTAATGGCAAATCCATAATAAAGAAACTAACAATGCCGTAGCTCAGGCCCATGTGGTGATTGCATAGGCGACGCACCCGTTTGCAATCGAGCTGACCAGCCATTTTCGCGAGGTTTAACCATGCTTCGTGACCATGAACGGCAGTGAACGACCCATAGCGGCCCTCCGTGTGGGGCAGAAACCGGCCAGAAGCGGTCGGTGGATGGAGCAATAACCAATGAGTAAGCGTCCGGCCAGGTCATCTTCCGAACGCCAGCATTAAGGGCGATGGTGTCCGCGTTTTTTAAGTGGACGCGATCACCCTTAATCGCCAGGATTTCCATGCGCCAACGAAGCTCTTACTGAAATCCGAGCTGCCCTGCAAGACTTGATACAGATGAATAAGACTAACTACCCCACCATTTTTGCGAAGTGAAGACGATGAACGCAAAATACGATAGCGAACTTCAAGCACTGCGTCGCGAGATTGAAACGGAGGGCGCACGCCCCTCGGTAATCGACGCGCGTGTCGACGCCATGCTGGCCGAAGGCGGTAAGAACTTAGCAGCAGATTTGCTCTCAATGCTTTCCGACAAGGCTGAATATGATGAAGGGATGTTTACGCTTGTTCACGCGGCTGAATCACTCGATGTAGCTCCGTATGCGTCATATGTGTCGGCACTGCTGTCGGTATTTCCAGCGCTTTTTACTTCGTCGCCACGTTGGGCATCCATCATTCTCATGCGCTTGATGAATGGCGATGCGAGCCGACAGGAGCTAGTCCGCCAACTCCGTACCGCTCCAGCACCGGTAAAGGAATCAGTTCGCGTCATGTGCGTTCGAATTAACGAAGTAAGCCCGGAATTCTTGAGCAAGACGGTGCCGGTGACTTTGGCTGCGGCGTAATCTTAGAAATTCCGTAGCAAAAAGGGGACGGATATATTTTCCGCTGCCTAGGTAAATAAATCCGCCCCCTTTCCCCCTCCAACTACCGAACGACTGTTCCTGGCCGATTGTAGCCCTTCGTGACCGGCAGCTATGGGTCGAGAGGTGCCCTTCGTGCCTGGCAGCAATCGGCCCAGAGCGTGTAAAAACGTTAAGTCCCGTTTCGATCTTCGAGGCTGAGAGCCAAACCATCGACATTTTTGATGCACTGCAAGCTCAGGGGATGGGATATAACCGTTAAAGTAGGGGATCGCTGCGGGCAGTGGCGGCCGTTAGCTACAATTATTTTTTATACTTTGGGGGCATTTAAGTGAATATCTCAAACATTAAAGGAATTGCTACAGTTAATGGTGCTATCTCGAATATTCAGCTATCTGAATTACAGGGAAAGCTTCATATACAGCTGCCAGATGCCTATGTGCAAATGCTTAATTCCGCGAATGGCTTTTCATTACAAAGTGGCGTAACCATATATTCTTCTGATGAGCTTGTTGAGAGAAATGAAACTTTCGAGGTGAAAAAATATGCTCCGGGCTATTTTTCGATAGGCGACGACAGTGGTGGCCGCTCTATAATGATCCCGCTTACAAGTAACGGTGTTTTCTTGGTAGATCAAGGCAGTATGGTTCCTGACGATTTTGAGAGGATCAGTATTTCGATAACCGATTGGATTACTGGTGGGTGTGCGCTCTGAAACATGTCTGGCGGAGTTGGACTTGCTCCTGCAGAGCGGGACACCAACTCCCCGTTAAATTGATGCGGCCAATCGTATGAATTCTCTCAAGCCGACGTCGCAGCGTGATACGGTAGAAAGCCGCATTGGAGTAACTATCGCGGTGATAGGGACAGGAATAGAGCGTATGCAACTCGAAGTTAGCGGCAACTGGATTTTTGGGGAAGGGATAAGGTTTGAGGTTGAATATCCTGCCCTTGAAGCCGTACTAATCAACGGGCGGGTGCTGGTAACGTTTGACTGGATGGCTTTTGAGAGGAATGCTCCTGCGCAAAATCTCTTTTGCTACGACTCGTCAGGCAATCTACTTTGGCGAGCGCCAGCTATTGGAATGGGGGCCGTGGATGCCTATACCGGTGTAATGAACGAGGAGCCTCTTTGGGTAGGAAATTTTTCTGGATACGATTGCCGGATAGATGAAACATCTGGCCAGGTTCTGGAGACCCGCTTCACGAAGTAAACACTGCCCACGTCTCCAAAGACCAACCTCACCACATGCTAAGCGTCTGCCCAACACATTGCGCGGTTAAACGGGCGCCCATTTGTGCGGCAGCAGCTCGGCAACCTCACTTGCCCACTGCGTTGGCAGGCGCGTAAGTACGTCCTTCAGGTAAACGTTCGGATCATGCCCATTAAGCCGCACCGACTGGATCAAACTCATGACCGCAGCCGCACGTTTGCCACTGCGTAACGAGCCTGAAAATTTTACGAAACACACAATCAAGTCCCGAAATCGATGCAGGCGTCTAAACCTTTCAATCGAGTGGACATACCCCGGCAAGCCAGGTCACGTCTCTCATCTCAAACGCTCTGACTGTCTGCAAAGGGTCGGTAACTGCCCTTCGCGACAGGCAGAAAACGGCCAGGAGCGGACACTGGGTATGGATTGCAGATCTCGTACAGATACTACTCAAGGGCTATGCAGACCTGTTCAAACCAGGCGGCAAACGTTGGCCAACTTTCGTCTGTACTTCCGTTGTGCGACCAGTATCGAACAACACCAGCCCGCGATATGCAGAAGTAGTCGCTGTTATCTTCAATGAAAGGCAACCAATCCCGGGGCAAACCCTCAGCCCAGGCGGTTTCGGCGATTTCGAAGATATCCAGATAGCTGCATCCCCCCAATATCACCGCCGGTTCAAATACGGCGTTTGCGACATCGCTGCCACCTTTCAGGAACCGGATATATTGATCGGGAAAGCGAAAGTTGAGCCTGCTCTCTGCGTCAGCAATTTCTGCATCTGTTGGAACACGAAAAGGATTGTCTGTCATTCATTCAAGTCCGAGTACTGATTAGTATCGTGCGGTGGACGATAGCTTATCCAATCCGAGCGTGTAGATGTCCGCTTTGGGTCGGTTGCTGCCCTTCGTGATAGGAAAAATCGACCAGAAGTAACAACTCGCACATGAAAACCCAGGCTCCGGGAGAAACCGACAAGAGGCATGCTCGAAAATCTACAATGCTGTGATACGTTGCTGGTCGCCTCCACTTTTACATGTGAGGAATGCAGGTGCACATTGCCAATTCAAGGAGGGGTGACCTTGAAAACCATTCCGTTAGTTTTATCCCTTTTCTGTCTGCATGCCCAAGCGACGGTGCAGCAGATTGAAGGCCCCCCGATCGATGACGGCAAGTACACCATCGATGCTGCTACCTCTGAAGGAGCTACAAGGACTGTAATTATCAAGAGGACTGGCCCCTTCTTCACAAGATACATCAAGCATCAATATGACTGCTCTAAACCACAATATCGCTACATCGGGACAGGCTCCAAAAGCGACGAGATAATCGAAGATGAACCAGATGCGCCGTGGTTTGTGGTTCGTCGTGGAGAGTGGATTGAGGGAGTTAGGGATCTCGTATGTCTGGCGCCCTCTGAAACAGCAGCATCTCAATGATACTAATTAGCCGTCACTCCACTAATTTTCCTCAATTGATTTGTACGCCTGTTCGCAAGTCACTCCCCGGGCTCGGGCTTGGTCAGCAATTGCTGCCAGGTCGCCCGCTCGCTGGTCAGCGCGCTTGAACACGTCGGCAAGCACAGCGGCGGCGCGGGCAGCTGCCTTGCTTGCGGCTGCAGTGCAGGAATTGCCGCTGGCTTCACTGGCTGCGAGTCGAGCGGCAAGCTTGTCGGCTGCCCCGCGCAACCCGTCAGCAGAAGCGCGACCGGCAGCAGCATCAGCTGTCGCTTGATCGATGATGCGTTGCCCATCTTGAACCGCCTTGTTGATTGATTGTTGGTAGGCCTGTTCCCTGGCGCGTTCGCGGCTTTCGTTTTCCAGCGCCACAGCCTTGTCGTCCGCATCACGTTCGTGCCAGGCAGATATCCACTTGGCATCCGTGACGGTCACGCCGTGGTGATAGGCGCCGAACAGGGCGCCAGCCACCAGCAGCACCGCTGCTATATAAGGAAGGAATCGGAGCAGGATCGGATTCATGGCACATCCTTGAAGAACACGTGATGGCCAAGCCTTAACGTCTCCTTGGCGCCTTTCACCCAAGCCGGTGGCTTCGGCATGGTGGTCGCGTAGTAGTGTGTGGCACCGCCGGTGGGATCCGTCACTTTGCCGTCGATCACCTGGTCAGCGGCAACCCTCGCCTGCGCTAGCTCGCGAAAGGGAATCTGCTTCGCGCCACTCAGGTAGGCAAAGTTCGGGTCGTTCCTGTTCCAGCAGCTGAACTGGTAGGGCTTCTGGCACACGCCGGCATAGCCCTCCCCCCACCACGACTTGTCCTTGCCGTCGTTCACCCGGTTGCGGATGGTCCAGGCCACGGCGATCTGGCCAGCCAGGGATTCGCCGCGGGCCTCGCCCCACAACGTGCGGGCGAAGATGTCGCGGTCTTTCTCGGATACGGTCATTACTTTTCTCCGGGCAAAAAAATCCCGCACTTGGCGGGCCTCGGTTTGCGCTAAGCGCTTAGGCTTCGTTGATCTCGGACGCTTCGGCACTCACCGGCAGCGGGTAGCGGGCTTTGATGGCGGCCACTGAGGCAAGCCACGCGGTGTAGTCAGGCTCCAGACCCTGGGAGAGTGCGTCGTAGTCAGCCTCCAACCGCAACGGGTCTGACTCGGCAAGGTAGGCGGACCGGCGCGCATTGAGCACAGCTTCAAGCTGGGCATTCTTGCGTTCTTCCAACTGCTGCTCAGCGGTGACCATTTGGCTAAAGTCGATGTTCATTCTGGAAGCCTCACATCACCATCGGGGGGATTAACGATGTCACTGGGGAAGCGAACCGCGAAACTTGAATCCGCGTCGCAAGGAATCCCTAGGGCGATGATGAGATCACCATTGCGGCGAGTCACATCTCCCACCAGGTGCTGGCATTGAACTGCCGACCAGGGCAGAACCGCACCCTCTGGCAGTTCACGAAAGTCGAAAGATTCCCCGTTGATGGTCAGTACATCGCCGAGTTTTTTAATTGAAAGCGGCACCCGGCCGCCCTGCGGTGAAAGCTTGATGATCATCAGAACCACCTCCCGATTGCTACATACTGGCCACTGCCAATTGTTTGCGCGACCGGACCGTTACGGAAGATCGCAGTGGCAGACCAATTCGCCTTTGAGTTCGTTCTGATGTACCCGTAAACATCATTACTCGTATTAGGGCTGCCAAAGGCCTGAAAGACATACGCGGTGTCAGCAAACAGAACCGGGAACGTGCCCAGTGGCGAAACAGTCGCGACGGCGCCGGCGGCAACTGCGAAGTCCGCAATCGACCCAATACAAATCAGCCGGCCGTCTGCAAATTTCGTGGCCTCGCCGTTCGCGTTCACCACCTTTTCAACAATGGCGCCGGTAGGTACACCACCGGTTTGCGAGACAGTTCCAACAATGGCAGCGACAGCAGCGGCACCAAGGCCCAAGCCGGCACGGGCCAAAGCCGCAGTAGTGCCACCCGTCCCGCCTTTTGCCACGGGCACTACGTTCTCTACAGAGACCGTACCGAGTCCGGCCAAGGTCGCGCCCCATTGATCGACCAATTGCCGCAGGCGGTCGGCGGACTCTTTCACGTAACCCTGCATCGGTGCCAGGGCATACGCCCCGCCAGAGGCAGTAGCACCTTGATAGGCGGGAAGAATCGAAAGCACCGTAGTGCTGGCAATGTTCGTGACTTCGTACCAGCGCCCATCTGGGCCTTGAAAAGCGTCACCCACGCGAGAGTTGGCGGCGAAAGCCGTGCTGGTGCCGGTCACGGTGGTGCTGCCGCTGGTGACCGCGACTGTTCCTGATCTGTACCAGGGCATAGTTGTTCCTTATCCGAAGGGGAATGGTAGATTTGCTGTTGTTATGTAAAGAGCAACTGGGTAGCGGTCAGTCGGCACGTTGTACCAACCAACCGGCCTTGGTGCTACACCTGTTGTTAGAGTTGTACCTGCTGATGCACCGAACAAAAAACTAATACCGCCAACTCGCCCATATGCGCCTTCAATAACAGAATAGGCAATGGGGGTTGTCCCTTGACTATCAACAGTTGATGCCGCCCTTGACCATGGCAGATATGCTGCGTACTCAACACCCGCTGTTAATGCGACATCGAAACGACAGTCCTGCTTACTGCTGTTAACGTTGTCATCATCTTGACGACCGGCGAAGACCCCGCCCGTGTAGGCCGTTTGAACACCATAAGCACCAGACGGCGCTGTTGGGGCCGGTGGCTGGTATGTACCGGCAATGTTCAGTGGTGGCTGAAGTGAGTTGAACGTGAGAACACCATTTGCATCGTAAGTCTTCAAATACGGTGAACCCACAATATTATCGGCCATCAAATCGAAGCAGTAGAACTTAGTGCTCGCACTTGCATTGGAGAAATGATAGGTAATGCTGGTTCCTGACGTTGTAGAGCCATTCAGACAACCTGACCCGACCAAAAATATGATCGGCGACTTAGCATTGGTTACGGTGAAGCTCCACACCTGATCATAATTCGTTGGAGCATTGACTGATGTTGAAGCTGTCCAATTGGCACCGTCTGTGGGGTCGAGCTGGGTCGACTTGAGAAGTCTGCGCGTCCAAGACGAACTGTAAGCAAGGTACCCACTCTTAACCAATCCATAGGTGATTTTGCCTGTGTCAAACAATAAGCTACCGTCTGGTTTCTTAACTATTAATTGCGGCATTAATAGTACCCGTAATAAATTCTGGTGTTCGCTGAAAAGAACCCCCACCCGTTAGTTGCGTAGGAATATGCCCATGACAATGTGCTACCTGAAAGTGTTACACCGGGCAATTTCCCGGTAACTCCCGTAGTAACCAGCGGCACAATAATGTAGTACTGCGTTTTACCCGCCGGAGGGGCTGGAATGGTCACACTACCACCCACCCCACCTGTATCGACTGCCCCTTGGGTTTGACTGATAAACATGGTCATATCGACCATTACTTGGCCAGCCGCATTTTTGATTGTAAGTCCCGTCATCGCTATAGGCTCAAGTCAATACCCAGTACCCCATTAGGGTGGTAAAACTTCAAGGCGGTACTTGTGAGCTGCATCCTCCCCCCGCCATAGGTGCCGTTCATTTCAAAACCGCCATTCTTGTTGATGACCCAACCACTCGTATTAACAACGTAGTCGTCAGATTGAATGACCTGACCAATCTTGGCGTTGGTGATGGTGCCGTTCTGGATGAAGGCCGAATTCATGAACACTTGCCCGCCAGTGACAGCAAACGGTGAGGACAACGTACCGTTGACGCCGTTAATCACAGCAAAAAGATCCGCGCTCACCAGGAACTTGCTTTGCAATCCCGCTGGGCCGTTCTCAATGCCCAACCCGATGCCCGCCGCAACGTATTGGCCCTGGCTATTCAGCTGCATTTTTACCGACCACATCGTGCTGGCCTTGCCATCAAGCGCTACCACCGCCTGACTGACCGTCTGCACCGCAGCGTTCGTGCTGCCAATCGACACTTCCAGCTGTTCCGAGCGTCGCGCCTGGGCTGTATCACCGTCAGCCCTGACGCGGGTTTCCTCGGCAAACTTCGCCGTAGATCCCCACGCCTCCAGCGCTCCGGCCAGATCGCCTTCCGCGTCGTCATCCCGCCCGGCCGTGTAAACGGCCTCTACGGTTGTCCGCATCGAAGCCACCGCCGCGTCGGTTGTCACCAGAGCTTCCTGCACGTCCTGGATCTTCGCCGCGTTATCGTCGACATCGACTTCAACCGTTCCGATCCTGACCCCCAGCGCCTCATCCGCTGTCGTCCTGGCTTGGGATTCGGTACCGATGGCCGCAGTATTGCCACCGACCGATGCACTCAACAAATCCAGGCGGCTCGCTGTTGCAGCGCGGTCAGTGGCCACCACCGTTTCCAAGGTGCTGATCCCGGCTTTATTGCCTGCAACCTGCGCATCGAGTGTGGTCAGGCGGATGGCCGTTGCCTCTCTTTCTGTAGCGCTGGTTCGCACTTCCTCCGCAAACCTCGCGGCGCTATCCCACTCATTCAGGGCCCCGGCCAAGTCCCCTTCCCCATCCTCATCTCGGTACGACGCCTGCAGTGATTGCAGGGAAGTCGATGTCGCCGTGATCTTGCCGTCCACTTCGGTGATGTCAGTCGTGTTTTTTTGGATCTGCACAGCCTGGGCGTTGACCGTCGACACGATGCCGCCGATGTCGAGCCAGTAGACCGGGTTAGGCGGCGCATTGGCCCCGCCTGCGTTCGCGGGTACGGCCTGAATTGCCGTGTACAGGCGCTGGCCGCTACGCACGTTGTCATCTTTCAGGTAGCTGTTCGCCGGGACGTATTCCAGGGCGTCTGTGATTTGACTGATCAGTCCCTCAAGCTCATCCTTGGCCGCTTCAATTCGACCATTGACAGATTCGGGACCGTCGCCGGAGATCTTGTCGATCTCATCAAGCAGATGCTGGCCAAGCTCGGACTCGCCAATCTGGCCGGCGAGCATGTCCAGGATAGGGCCGGCTTCAGAACTGGCCTGCCCCATCACGCCGTTTACCACTGGATAGTACGGGCCGATGTTGCCGGTCCGATCTACCAGGCGCGCCCAGAAGAAGAACGTCGCGCCGGCCAGCAGGCTCTGCATCGAGTAATCGCTTTGCGGGTAGGCCAAATCGGCCAGCTTGGTGGCCGCTCCCAAGTTGTTGGCCGAGCCATACCAGATTTCCGTGCGTTGGGTGTCCTCGGCTCCAGCTGGGAAACCCCACTTGAGGCCAATGCCGAACAGCAGCGAGGTGGCCGTCAGGAACGACACCGCCGGCGGCAAGCCCTCCTTGCCCTTGAGGTTGGTCAGGATCGAGTTGCGCCAGATCGACGAGATGTCGAAGGCACTCACCGCCCGCACCCGCGCCACGTAGTCACCAGCATAAATGCCAACCACGTCGACGCTGGTCATCCCGGTGCGCTGCACTTTGACCCAGTTGCCGCTGTCCTTACGCCACTCCACGTCATAGCCGACCGCACCGGGCACCGCCGGCCAGGTGATCGTCATGGTGGCGACGGCGATGCCTTGGGAGACTACCGAGCTTGCGGTGAGGGTGACGCTCTCCGGCGCCGGTACCACCGTGATCGGAATGACGCTGATCGGCCGCTCCTCGAGGCGGGCACCGGTGTCGATGAAGGCAAACTTGCCTGGTTCGAACTGCAGCGCGCTGATCTCGTAGTCACCTTCGGCCGTGCGTTTGGTCCGCAGGACGCGATACAGCGGGATCGCCAGGTCATCGGCATCCAGTGCCCATTGCAGTTGCGGCAACGGTGGCTCGCTGTAGCTGGTGGTCACGGTCACCGCACGACCGCTCACGCTCTGCACGGTACGGCCTTCGGCACGCCCACCGGGCAAGTTGATGATCAGGCGATCGCCGGCCTTGGCCTGGGTGTCACGGTCGAGCGTCACCACACGGCCGGCTACTGCCGAGATGCGTCCACCCACCTCCCGCCCGGCCAGCAGTGAGTCAGCCACCGGGATGATGTGGCCCGGCAGCGGAATCACGCCCTCCATGCCGGTCTTGAACGACACGGTTCGGTCCTGGTTGTTGCTGAGGATCGCCCACTTGCCACGGCGCTGGGCCTCGGACGCACGGGTGCAACCGATCGCGCTCAGTTCAGTCGGCCGGTCGCCATAACGACGCTGAAAATCCAGGTCGGCGAATGGAATGACGTCGGTGTCGTAGTTGTTCGCCGGGTTGTCGTAGCTGACCAGCGCCCGGGTGTAGCGGGTTTTCGCCGACGCACTGCCATAGGAGAACTTGCCGTCGATGACGTTGGCCCGGGTGAAGACGTAGTCGAAGTCCTGGGCGCGCGGCATGTCGGCCTGCATGACCAACTGGCCCTGCGCCCAGTAGGTCATGCCTCGGTAGATACCGGCGATATCGCGCAGCAGAGACCAGGCATCGGCCTTGCCCTGCAAGTTCATGTCGCAGAGAAAACGCGGCTCGGTACCGTCCAGGCCATTCGGCACCAGCTGGTCGCAGTACTGAGAAATCCGGTACAGCTCCCACTTGTCGACCATCCACGGCTTGATGCGCTTGCCCAGGCCAAAGCGGTCCTCGGTGCATACGCCATAGGTGATCCAGGCCGGGTTGTTGGTCCAGGCCGACTTCATGGTGCCATCCCAAGTGCCAGCGTAGGTGCGGGCAACCGGGTCATAGTTGCTCGGCACCATCCAACGCCGCGCCTTGCACTTCACGGTCACGGCCGGGATGTTGGTGAACTGCTCGGCGTCGAACTCGATGTAGAGCAGCGCGGTGTTCGGGTAGCGCAGCTTGGCGTCGATCACCTCGGTGTAGCCGGCGATCAGCATAGTGTCGGCGATCTTGTTGCTGTTCTGGTTTGGGGTCAGCCGGCGCACGCGGATCTGCCAGCCGGTGGTGGCGTCGGGCAAATCGATCCGGCGCGAGCGCTCGTAACGTGTGGTGGTCTTACCGTCGACGGCATCCACCAGTACCTGCTGGTAGGCGCCGCCGTCGGTGGCCACGTCGATGGCGTACTCAATGCGATAGCCGCCCACGTTGCCCTGGTCATCCTGCCGCTGTAGGGCCGGCCACGCAAAACGCAAACGCACGGCCGACAGTTGCGTGTTGCTGATCGAGCGAACCCACGGCGCGTCGCCGCGCAGCTCAATATTCAGCGAGGTTTCGTTCTCCACGGACGGAATGCCCGGGATGTAGGTCTGATCCACCGAGCCCGGCCGCCAGTCCCACTTCACGTTGGGAAAGTTGTAGTTGCTGCTGGCATCGCGGATCGGCGTATTGTCCAGATAGATGTCGTAATCGGTCGGAGTACCGTCGAACTCGCCCTCGCCCACGGCAATGAGAAGCTTGGCCAGGTTGGTCGAGCGCAGGCTGTCGCTAGCTTCGGTCGGCGACTTTGGCTTGCTGCTGCCACCTTTCTCGCCATGGATATCGATCTGTGCGGCTGCGCCCATGCGTTCCTCCAGTCATAAAAAAACCGCCTCTTGGGCGGTCTGTGTGCTGCTGTCCTGATTACGTTTTGTCTTCGGCCACGATCGAGGCTGAGATGATCATCCCGCCCCACCGGCGCTCGCCGATGCAGATCGGTACAGGGTTACCGCTGGCCGTGGTGTTCTTGGCACTGCCGAAGGCGTAGGAGGGAGCGTTTTCGGGGGATGAGCTTTGCTTTAGGCCCGATGCCTGAGGGCTGAGCATTTGGATAACTCCGCCTGCGACCATCGCAACACCAACCGGCAGCAAAGCCTGAAACCCGGGAATAAAAGAAGCTGCGATCAGAATGGTTCCAATGATCGTTTGAAGAGCACCAGCGCGTTTGCTTCCGGAAATCACCGGAACAATTCGGATCTCCTGCGTGCCACCAAGCACGAAGTCCTTCTCCGCCACATTCTTCCTATTACGGAAGATCGCAAAGCGCATGCCGCGGCGCTCAAGGTCTTTTATAGCCGACTCAAACCCTTCAAGGGTGCATTTCAGAGCCTTGAATGCTTCATTCACCGATTTACTGCCAAGATCCCTGTAGTGCTCGCGCCCGAACAGTTTGATCAGCGGACCAGACAGCAAAATGGTTGTCATCGATTGATTGGCGCATGCGGTTGCTGTCACGTATTTCTCCAGACATAAAAAAGCCGCCCGTAGGCGGCTCACTCGATGA